TACACCCCAGTCTTTTGCTGCTGATTGTAAAGTAGCTTCATCTTTTCTCATGCCTGTAAAGTCAAAGGCTACTGAATTCAAATCGTATCTAAATCTATTCTCATCAACTAAAGATGCCATGATCATAGTATCGACTATTGTTCCGTGTACCGTGAGCCCTAGTCTTCGCAACCAGATCACATCGTACATGGCATTATGAAATATTTTATCTGCACTTGTTTTAAGAACATCTTGAAACCAACCCAGAACCTTTTTACGTTCTAAGTTAGGACCGTTCTCATGTGCTATTGGATAATATCCAGACCAATTCTTCACAGCAACAGCTATACCTACAACATCACCAATGCCTCTTGTAGCTGCGGTACCTTTTGTTTTAAGATCAGGATCTTTTGTTTCTAAGTCAATTGCGATTTCATCATACTTCGATAGATCAGGAAAATCATCAGGACAAACCCATTCGGTTTGTGCCTTAAATATCGGTATCTGCATAGTCCCTCTCTAAAATCATTTCTAAATAATGTATCGCCTTCTTTATGTCTTCCTGTCCACCTTTAGCAGTGTGTCTGCATATGTATTTAATAGCCGATCCTTCCGCGAAAGGCAACCTATTCTTGTTAATGAACTCACTTGGTTGAAAGGCCATTCTCTTGTAGTGAGATCCTCCTATTTGTTTTTTATATGTATTCATATTTCCTCTCTATGTTTAAAAGTGGGAGTCGATATATGTTGTGACCCTTCTCTACGAGTCCTGTATATATGATTAGTTTTTGTTTTGCTCGAGTTGTTCCCACGTAACAAACTCTAGTTTCTTCGTCTTCTTTCTCAGGTATCCCAGATTGAAATGCTTTGTAACACATCGCACCCCAATCAGAATTTACTACTACCACTTCTCTCTCCATACCTTTCACACCATGTATTGTAGAAACTAATATGTTAGAATCTAAGTTAGCGTCTTTCTCCCAACACAATCTTACATATTCGTTGTAGTGATCATTGTCATCGAACAAAGCCCCTTTGTTATTTGGACCTTTTACTCTAGTGGTTTGAAAATAAAATACTTCATGCCAAGGTTTATTTATGTCAGCCAGTAAATAATATTTATCTTTCAGTTCTTGGTAAGTAAATTTTTTATCTTTGTCAGAAAATTCTTTTGGACATGTTTCTTTTTTAGTTAAGTAAGTTTTTTTACCTTCAACTAATAAACCATCTATCAAACGAGCATACATTTGTATTACGTCTTTACCTCTTATACCTTCACCTGCTCTAAGTTTTTGCCAGTTGTGTATGGTAACAATGTCATTTGCACCAATACTTGTTTCTAGTCCTGCATTTCTAGTGTCTCTTGCTTTCTGTTTCCATTGAATACCTTCTCTCATTAGAAATTCTACAAAGGGTTTACAGTTGCTCCAAGTTCTTGCACAAAAAATTATGCTTGAGTTTTGAGTTATTTGTCCTTTTAGTTTGTCAAGATGATTTAACATAGATATACTACCATGTCCTTTTCCTGAACTTTCGTAAGTGTTACCCATTCTAGTTTGTATTTCTGGTAAGATTTCTGTAGTTACAAAGTGATGTATGTTTGTTGGTAATCTGTAAGATTTTTTTAAGAATCTTACATCTTCTTTTTCACAAGGCCATGTTTGAAATTTACTAACTTTAGATCCTTTCCAACCATAAATACCTTGATCATCGTCACCAACTAGATACAGATTATTACTTTTCTTTGCGATCTTTTCTATAATAGCCCACTCTAGAGCTGTCAAATCCTGAGCTTCATCAACCATAACTGTGTCGTATCCTTGAAATACTATTGATTCAGGTAATGCGTTGCATAGCATATCTTCAAAATCAATTAGAGTATTTGCTTTCTTATAATTTACTAAACTTTCATATGCCCATGCTATCTCTGCATCTTTTAATCTTGCAAACCTATAGTCGTTTGAATCGTGAGCAAATTGTATAATTGAATCAATATCAAGACATAAGTTGTGTCTTGCTAAACCTATAAGACCAAATATCGCTCCTAGTTTTTTGTCTTCTATCTCTGTCCAACCCACACAATCTTCCTCTTCAATTGACATATCACCATCAAGAAATCTCCAATTGCTTGGGTCAACCTTTAATTTATTTTTAAAATCTCTTTTAAATTCTTTTGTAAAAACATTCTTGTTTATTAAATGATCTAAACAATATTTATGTATAGTTTTTATTGTTTCTGATTCTTCTTCTGTAAAATTAAGTTCATCCATAGCTTTCTCTCTTAAATTTTTTACAGTGGCTTTAGCAAAACCTATCATTAGCACTTGATTTGGATGAAGTTTTTCTCTAAACTTCTGTCCTAAAATATTTAATATTTCTGTGGTCTTACCACATCCAGGTCCACCTAAAATTTTATAAACTTTTGTCATTAATATTCTGGCTCCGGAAACTCAACAGCAGACTGTTTAATCTCATCTTCTTTCTCGAATAAATTTTCGTTCACAACATACACCCATCTCTTTACATTACCCTCTAAGTGTATCTTCTCTCTTGATACACCCTCAGTTCCTTTCAACATAGAGTGCGTGTCGTTTTCAGTTGCGTTCCAATTGTTTTGTTTCAGGTGTTTAAAGAAAGAATCAAACTGAAAGTAAATAGATTTTTTATTTTCATCGTAATATGGAGAACCTCGTATAATCTTTTTCTTATCTTTAGTTCTACGAGTTTTAAAACAAAAAGAATCTAAGCTTTGTCTTAAAATATATGTAGGTGTGCTTTCTTCCGGTGCATCTATTGGTGTAGCTTTTGTTTGTAAAGTTCTTATCTGTAAGTCCCAGTTCTTAACTTTCGGTGGAGTCTTACCTGTTTGTTCTGTCGCTTGCTCTCTTGCTAGATCTTGTCTTACTAATTCTTTTGAAGTTAGTTTTACTACTTCACCATTGAAACCAAGATACCATATCTTCGGTGTAAACTTAACGTAAGATAAAGGTC